ATCCTCGCTGTAGATGGCCAACTGGTCCGCCAGCGTGACGCCTCGGACCGTAGCCTTCTTCCCGCTCCGCAGAGTCACGGTGTGGGATGCTTCCCCATCGAACGGCTTGACCGGGATCTCGTCGAGGGAGAACTCGACGTCGAGTTGCACACCACAGTGCGGACAGGTGACGCCCACGTACTCGATCTTGTCGCCGTACGTGGCTCGGCGGATCTCCATCATGAGGAGGTCCGCGTCACCTGTGTAGAGCAGTTCGAGGTTTGCTCGAGTTGCTGCCATCTCGCCGAGGTCGGCCACTCCTGACTCGAGGAGGGCCAGGAGCAGCCGGTTGGTGTTGTTGCTACGAAGGGCAGTCTCGATGGTCTCCTCGTGCTCACCAGTGAGTTCCCTGACGCGAGCCCTCTTCGAAGAGCCCATAGGACTCACCAGTCCGCGTAGAAGTTGAACCTCCCCCGAGGGTGGAAGTGCGATCTCAGGCTTCGCACCTGCGGGGTCCGAGATCACTGCTGCAACAGCGGCGTTGGTTGCCTCTGGGTTCTCCAAGGAGTTCACGAATTCAGTCATAGCAATTACGTTACGGGTTCCGGTTGACTACTTGTTAGAAGGAAACTGCGCTGCCCGCATCGACGCTGTTCGCGAGGCGGAAGTCCCATCCCTCGTGGGCCAGCGTCATCTGGCTGATGAGGAGTGCGTTCGCCCCCGCATCGAAGTCCGAGAAGGCGATAGCCGTGGGCCACGCGTTGAAGACCTTGAAGGCAGCCTTAACAGGCACGGGACCCTTGGTGACCGGGTGGTCGAGGACGTTGATGGTCATCGTCGCGCGGAAGTCGATGGAGCCCGCAGAACGGGTACCCGCACCCTGCTGGACGGCGAACATCTGGAACATCCACTGCAGCATCGCCGGGTCACCAACGACGACACCCTTGGAGAGCGTGATAGGAGCGAAGTCGCTCTGACCGGGCATCTTCTGGGTCGTGGTATTCATCCCGCCCTCGCGGTAGGGGATGACCTCGGTCGTGATGTTCAGGCCGCTGACCGACATGAAGCCCGTGCGGGCGAACATGTTCGGGAACGCCGGGTGCGTGATGTTGACCTGGAACTTGAAGTTACGAAGCGGGTCAGTAGCGATGTGACCAACGGTGGGCTTCTGCGTAGGCATTTATCTTCTCTCTTCTGCTCAGGCGTTGGTGATGGTCGCGCCGGTCTGCGACAGACCGATGGTGAAGACAATGAACTCGGCCGGAGACGAGAGAGCCACACCGATAGTCACGTTGACCAGACCCTCCTGGACCGTGGATGGCGTGTTGTTGCTGCTGTCGCAGACCACGTTGAAGGCCTCGTCGACACTGGAGCCGCTGAGCATCCCGACCTGCCACTGCGACTGCAGGTACTGGTTGGTGACATCGCGCAGGCGACCCCGCAGAGCGTCGTCGTTCACCTCGAAGAGGGCGAACTGGCAGAGGTTCTTCAGGTCTTCCTTGATCCGGATGAGGGACCGACGGATGTTGATGTAGCGGTCCGGCATCCCCGGCTTGGTCGTACGACCACCGAAGATCACCGAGCCGTAGCCCGGGAGCACCTTGATCGCGTTGACCTGCGCCGCTGACAGGGCGTCGAGGCTGGCCGCGCTGTAGCGCTGCTGCGGAGCGATGACGCCGCGCAGCGGGGTGTCGATACCAGCCGCGACCTTCTGGGGCCCACGGTTGATGTCAGTGCGGGCGTACTGGCCCAGGATGAACCCGCCCGGAGGCAGAGCGCGCTGAGCACCAGGGACCGAGGAGGAAGGGTCGTCGGCCAGCACCCAGGGGGCGTAGAGGGCCAGAGCCGAGGAGGCCGACAGTGCGCTGCCCCCCGTGAGCAGCGCGGTCTGCGCAGTCGCGTTGGCAGACTCCGTGGAGCCCGCCGCCGGGTCGGCCACACCATCGACGACGAGGAAGTAGCGACCGTCGTTCTCGGCCCACGAGACGAGCGCGTTGATGGTCGTGTTGTCGTTGACACCAGGGAGGTTGATGTCGAAGGTACCGGTGAGGTTCGACAGTTGCTCAGCCGCAGCCACGAGGTCCGGCGAGCCGGTCCCGTCGCTACCGGTTGCGAGGGGGCTGGCCGTAACTGCGGCCGGGACGTTGATGGACGTCCACGGGGACGGGCCGGTGTAGGAGACATTGACCAGGGCGGATCCAGAGACCGAACTGTTGATCAGTGGGGGGAGGTAGCGGGGTGAGGTCGGGTCCAGCGTGACATCGGCGTAGCGCTCGGTGATCCCGTTGTAGTTGACCGTCAGGTCGAAGTTCCCTGCAGTACCCGGGACCACGTCGACCGTGATGTTGTTGCCCCACGCACCCGGGGAGATGGCGGTGACGGTCAGAACGTTCGCGGGGGTCGACTCGCCGTCCTGCAGGATGGCGGTAGCAGACACCGCGCTCGCGTTGACTCCACGGACGACATAGCAACCACTACCGCCGTTGTTGAAGTACTCGTAGACCGCGAAGGGAAGCAGGTCGGACCCATCCCCGAACCCGCCGAAGATCTGCAGGTACTGGTTCCAGGTGCTCACCAGCGTGGGCTTGGTAGGACCACCCTGCTTGATGTGGCCCACGAACGCAGCGGAAGAACCACCAGAGGTGGAAGCCGTCATGGACAGCGGGTTGAGATCCTCGGAGACGTAGATCCCCGGACGCTTGTAGGAAGGCATTCAAACTCCTCTTAGTAGTTAAGACTGTCCTGGACGGCGACGATGACCTGGCTGACAGGCGTACCGGTGGCGGTGGATACCTGGACCGGGTTGAGTTCTGTAGCGACCTGCACAACCCAGGAGGCTGTGAGGATCCGCTTGTCGTTGGAGTCCGTTGTCTGGCTGAACTCCGGACCGCCCTCGAGGAACAGGCTGCGAATCGTCCCGTCTTGTGGAACCTCGAGATAGCCGAAGCGTGCGGGGAGCCGGTCCTGCTGCGCCAACGTCGAGACGATGGGCATTCGGTGGTCCTGCTCCTTGCGGCAGTAGGCCGTGATCTGGTACTCGATCAGGTAAGGGATCGGGTAGTCCATCACATAGGGGCTCTTCGACAACGTCAGCGCGTCGGCATTCCAGTCAGGAATCTCCTCCGGCGTGTACGTCAACGCAGTGCGCCCCCGGTGCTCTCGCTCGTGGTCAATGGAGATGCGAGACCGTTCGATAACCAGGAGGGGGTAACTGACATCCGCCAGTTCCTCTTCAGGCATCCGGTACCTAACAGTGACCGGGCGACCTCCGGATGGCGCGTTTGTGTCGACAACGGAAATGCCGCTCAACTTTGTCTTGAGAGCGGCGTCTTCATTGAGGAGCCACGCCACAGGTAACCGCCAATACGAGCAGGAGAGAGATCAGCCAACACAAAGGCCCCGGAGAAACCGGATCCTGAACTCGTATTGGCGTTGTACTTCGCAGTTCCTATTGTCGCGTGACGGAAGCATCAAGTGCTAATAGGTGTAGGGAAGGGTCGCGTACTGGGCCCACTGGGCGTCGTCGACCAACTCGTCGTCCCGAACCTGAGTGGCCTCAATGGAGACGATAATGTCCTCTTCTCGGATCTGGCCGAGGATCTGGACGTTCGTTACCCGGAACACCTTCGTGTCGTAGACGAAGCGATCCTTGAGGTACTTGCCGGTCTGCAGGTCGGCCTTGGAGAAGCCGACGTTGGCGAAGGACTTGAAGGTCAGCGTCACGTGGGCCGCGTCGTTGACGTACATACCCATGTCGGTGTGCTGCTGCACGCCCTCCACGTGGTTGACGTGAATGACAGGAAGGCGGTAGGGGCCGGTGTACTCGCGGCCTGAGCCCTCTCCCTCGTCGTAGATGCTGCCCTCCTGGGACAACTGACGAGAGAAGCGCCAGTACTCGATGAGGTCGCCGAAGCCGTCCTCCCACCCGCGAAGACCCTTCGAGATCTCTTCGGTTTCGTACTTAACGCTGAAGCGCCCACGCTTCCAGTCCAAACGTGCCACTCAGATCACCAGGGCCCGCCCCACGCCGGGTCAGAGATGCCCGACGTGTCACGGTTGCGCTCGTCAATCGGAGGCAGGATGCGGATGGGGTACTCGTGGTCGTCGTACTCGCGCGGGCGGTAGACCGGGACCAGGCGACCCGTGGTGCGGCTGATGCGTCGCAGTTCGGCGACCTCGATGCGGTATAGACCGACGTTCAACTGGCTGCAGAGTTTCTTGTACTTGTCGTCCAGGACGTCGATCTGGTTGCGGATCTGCGCGTAACGAGTGGTGCGGTCGACGCTGGTGCCGTCGGCCGTGTTGATGTTGGCGTCGGTCGAGGCGTCCGTGGCCAGCATCCACAGGCACTCGATGGTGGCAAGGAGGACGACCAACTGCTCCTCGAGCCCGGGGAGGGTCTCGTAGGACAGGGGGAGGTCGATGTACTCGATGAAGCCGGTCTGTGCATCCTTCACCCGGGACTGGGAGTGCGCCCCGGAGGTGTGCTGCATGAACGCGTCGTTGACCTTGGCAGAGATCTCGTCGTCCGTCAGCATGCCCCAGGTCTGGCCGTTGATGACCAGCGTCGTGCCGGTAGGCAGGGGCGCGTAGGCACCCATCAGGAAGATGGTGCCGTTGAGGTAGTCGATGGAGTAGTGGGTTCCCTCAGTGAGAGTGACGGAGCCCGCGCTTGTCACGGCGAGGACGGACACGCCAGTGACGCGCTCCTCGACGAAGTCGTACTGGGACTTGTCCCCAGTACCCAGGAAGGTGTCTTGGAAGGGCTCACCGAAGTCGCCCAGTTCCGCACGCACCCTCGTGACAAGCGCGGACTGCGTCGTCATCAGACGCCCTGGAAGAACAGCGTTGCCGCGTTCGCCGGAATCTGCTCGGAGCCGTTAGCAGCCGCCTGGAAGGGCTGGTCCAGAGGCCACACCCAGATGAGGTCACCGACCGTGCCGGTCTGTGCGTTCGTCAGGAACGCGTACGTCGCAGCCGTGGCCATCCCCGAGGGGAAGGGCCCGAAGGTCAGCAGTGCGGTGTTGCCGGACGTCATGGGGCTGCTGCTGGTCGCCGCAGGGGCGTTCCACGACACCGGCTGACGCGCGTACCCGCTGTCCAGCACCTCGGAGATGGTCGCGAGGGTGTCCCCGCCTCCCGCATCGGCCGTCAGCAGGCCCATGAAGACGGGACGAGGAGCGGTGTACACGGGAGCCACTCGACCAGTGATGTAGTCGATGACGTTGCCCGCCCATGTGTTCGGCAATCCTGACATGTCAGTCCTTCTCTTCGGCCTCGGTCACCGTTGCCGGGACAAAGTGCTTCTCAAATTCGTCGGTGGTGAACGAGATGGCTCGAATGGCAGCCGGGGGCTCAGTGACAACGACCACCAGCGGGCCCTGCCCACCGACACCGGCTGTGGGCTCCTCGGCCGCGTGGATGACCTTGACGGCAGTGCCGGAGGGCAGAATCCCTACACCCTCACCGACCGCGCTGTTCACGAACCACGTGGTGTCGACCTCTGGTGTCAGTGCCACACGAAGCCCTTCTCGTCCAGGTGGTCGTAGACGTACGCAGGGACCTTGTAGTACTGGCCCTGCTCGAAGGTGAACTCACGACCGTGGCCGATGGTCACCTGCTCGAGGTCGGTGTTGACGCGCATCTTCTTGACGGGCTCGTTGACCTCGACCTCGACGGGCTTGATCTGCTTGGTCTCCTCGTCCTCGATCCAGGTGACCTCGGTGCGCGGAGGGTAGAGGTCGGTGTAGTCCGTGACTCCCGCCTTGACCTCCTCAGCCTGCGCGGTCATGAGGGCCATCTCTGCAGCGGCCTTGCGCTGCTCGGCCTCGTGGATCTTCGCCAGGCGAGCCTTCTCGCGTCCGGTGAAGTCGAGGGGCGAAACGTTAACGGTCATGTGATTCTCCGAATCTGTCGCGAACTATTTGTCCGACCCGTAGGGGCCACTTCAATGGTATTTGTAGAACCGGATCTACTGATAACGCGAAAGGGGCCGGACAATTGTCCGACCCCTTCCGATTGACCTCTAGGTCAGTTGGTCTCCTGCACAATCACCGACTGGTCGGTGATCAGGCCGAGGCCCCAGATGGCGTACCAGGCGAGAGCGTGCTCACGACCGAAGTCGAGGATACCGCCGTCACGCAGTTCGACCGGGAGCGAGATCGCGTGACCGAACGCGTTGTCACCGATGGTGACGGCGCGGTAGACGGTCTTGCCGCCCGCGTTCTGGACCTGGGCGATCTGCGTGGTCTCGATGAAGACGCAGTCGTTGAGGCGACCGATCTCACCGAGCATGAAGTTGCCGGGGGCGGCGTACTTCGTGACCTCGATGAACTCCGGGTCGTCACGCAGACGGCGGCTCTGGTGCGGGTGGACGAAGGACACGTAGGTCTCACCCAGGCGCGGGACGTTCTTGGTGGCGAGGGTCTCGACCGCGTCCTTGACCAGAGCAGCGGTGTAGTCGAACCCACCGGTCAGGCCGTCACGCGAGGTCGCGGCGGTGCCACGGTTGTAGCCCATGTTGCCGTTCAGCGCGGCCGGGTTCGACAACTTGTCGTAGCCGTACAGGACGGACGACGCGCCGAGCAGGGTGTCCCGCGCGGAGGTGTCGAGATAGGTCGCCATGTTGCGGCCCAGGAGACGCGAGGCCGAGGCCAGCACGTCGTCGAAGGAAGCGTTCAGAAGCAGTTCGGAGACGGCGACGCCGTAACCCTGCTCCGCGACGGTGATGGAGAACTGCGAGGCAGACAGAGCGTTCGTCTGCATGCGCACACCCTCGACCAACTGCGAGGCAGTGCCGAGGTTATTGTAGCGCATAAAGTTAATCGTCAGACCGGGCTGAACACCGAGTTCGGTCTTCTTCACGGCGAACTGCTCGAAGCGAAGGATGGGCATCGCCTGGAACAGGATCTCCTTGGACCAGATGGTCTGGATGGCCTGCGTCAGGGACGAGTTGGTGCCCGAGTAAGCGGTGGGGGACGCAGACAGGAAGCCGGTCCCGGTGATTCCACTTGGCATGTGGATCCTCTTTCGTGGTTAGTGGGGTTACGGCTACGTCAGCGGCCGAACAATCCTTGGTTGCTTTCCGATCCTGCGCCGATGCCAGCCTGCTGACGGAACTTGGCGTACTCCGCCATTGACATTCCGGCGATGTCATTCGCCGAGAACGTCCGCTGCTGCGACTGGGTGTCCTGTGGACCAGTGGGGGTGAATCCCGTCGGGGAGACTCCACGCCGTGTTGCCAACTGCTGGCTCTGGAATGCAGTCTGTGCATTCTGAGCGATTGCCTCGGACTTCGCCTTGACAATCTCAAGACTAGCGTCAATTTCCGCCTGACTGTTACCCTGAACGAAATCCGCCAGGGAAGGCTCGATATCGCCAGCCTCAATGGCCACTGCAACGCGCTGCTGCGCGTACTCCTTCAGAGCCGCGAACTCGCGCTCCTTTTCGAAGGTGGCGCGCTCGAGTTCACGCTGGCGCTCCATCTCGGCGAACTTCTGCTCGAACTGCTTCTGAACATCCTCGACGAGAGTCTTGGAGTCCTTCTCTTCCCACTCCTTGCGCGCCTGCTCGGCAGCGGCTGCAGCAGCCTCTTCGCGAGCCTTGGCGATCTCCGCGTCCTTCGCGTCCTGAATGGCCTTCAACTGCTCGGCCAGAGTGGACTGCGACTGCTGGAGGTTATTGATCTCCGAGTACAACTTGTCCTTCTCCTGCTTGCGCGCGGCCTCGATGTCGGCCTGGGTGAAGTAGGTACCCGGAGCGGGTGCAGGCGGGGGGACCGGAACGGTCACACCTGCGTCGGTGAAGAATGCGGACTGCGCGGCCGGAGGGGCAGCAGTGTCAGAGGTGGGAACAACAGCGGGAATGGTCATATCACGGTCTCCTTGAACGAGGGGTCCTACGAACTAGTGCCACGAGTGAGGAATCAAAATGTCTTTCAACAGCAACAATCGTCACATAGAATGTGAACGCGTTTGTAATCCTCGCTTGTCAGTCATGCCATTTAGCGAGTTTGTCGGTGGGTACGCCACCCGGACCATGCCAACGCAAAGTCCCTGCAGCCAGGTCTGGGTGCCAACCTTCCGTCGTCGGCCTCATCGGAGCCGTCGGCTCAGAGGTCTTCGGGTGGTCAGCAGGCTTCCGCCTGAACTGCAGCATGTTGAGGACAGGCATTCGCTATCCCTTTCTTCAGTTCACCGACGGAAGTCGACTCGTGCCGAGTTTCGTTCCGTAGGCCTTGGTGACGATTTCGTTCATGATTTCCTGGTCGCCCTGCCCGGTAATGGCCTGCAGGTCAAGGCCAGCAATGGCTGGCGGCGGCGTGGGCTCGGGAGCGGGCTGACCATCGGGACCTGCAGGACCCGGCTTCGCGGGAGGAACCGGCTGGGCCCCCGTCTCGGGAACCATGCCTGTCATCTGTGCGATCACCGCTGAGGTGTGCGCCTGCAGCAGGTCGAGAGACGCCTGGTCCTTGGCGTCCTGAACCAGTTCCTCGAAGATCTCTTGCATCTTCTCGTCCGGGAAAGCCTCACCCATGTCGCGCAGCGCGCCACGCTTGGACTCCAGACCCAGGGCCATCTTCTGCTGGACTTCCTGCAGTTTGATCAGAGCGTCGACCGGCAGCGGAGGCACCCACTCGACCACGTGCTCGTACGTGATCGGGTTCATCGGGTCAAGCACTTCCTGCTGGCCGTCCTGCGGCTGGAAGATGCCCTCGGTGTTGGGGTCGTACTCGAGCGTCTGGGGCTCGAACTCGAACAGCGTCTTGAGCGCCAGCACGTTGATCTGGTGGAACAACTTGCCGTAGGTGATCTTCTTCTGGTTCAGCCGCTGCATCATGGGCTGGTACATGATGGCCAGTGCGACACCACTGGTATTGGAGATCGGCTGCACCTGACCCAGGGCGCTCTCAGGCACACCTGTCAGTTCGTGCATGCTGGTCTTCAGCATCGCGGCCATCTTCAGAGGACCGTCGAGGTTGACACCGTTCTCGAGGTTGAAGACGTCGGCGTCCTTAGGCAGACCACCCCAGACCTTCCGCGAGCCCTTCTCGAGGTTGCTCGCCTTCGCACCCTTGATGATGGTGACGGGAGCCGCGTGGTAGTTGATGATCTCGGTGATGTCCGTCATCAACTCGTTGTAGAGCCGGTTCGGAGCGATGATGTCGGCGATGTCCGCCACACCCCACGGAGATCCCGCGACGTGGATGTTGGGGGCGTGGACGACAGGGATGACGCCCAGCGGGTTCGGCCGACGGTCGATCAGTTCGTCGTTGAGGTACTCCTCGATGGTGTCATCGGTGAGGATCTCGGTGTAGGTGAAGACCTGCCGGGTGCCCTCAGGAGTGGTGTCCCAGAAGCGGTACTTCAACTTGAAGCGCACCATGCGGTCCGCGTCGTGCGGGTGGAACTCGGGGAAGCAGTGGCTCGGGTTGAGAGGGAGGATCTTGATGCGTCCTGCCTGCCACTCCCCCACACCGTTCTGGTATGGCGGGTCATACGCCACCTTGACGAAGACGTCACCGGACACGCTGCCGTAGTTGCCCAGCGTCCACAGCAGACCCGGCTTGTTGTTGTCCTGCTCCCACACACGCTTGAGCAGGGCGGGGATGATGTGCTGCGTCGCCTTGGGCGTGGTGAACTCGACTCCACGCGAGAAGCAGAAGTTGGTGATGAAGTCCGACAGGGCCCTGGTGTAGTTGATGGTGACCTGGGGGTCCCCCATCGGTGCGCGTGTCGCCCAGTGGTGTCCCAGGTAGAAGGCGAAGTTGGTCGCGTAGCGGTTCAGTCGAGGACCATGAACTTCGCTATTCGAACTCCTCGTCAGCCAACTCGATAAGACCGAGTGGGCTGACACTGATCGCTAGATCAGCGCCGGAAGCCCTCTGAGAGGGCGAAGCAAAGGAGATACTCATGGCATCACCCCCTAATCAGTCTGGAGATCAGACTTGCGGCCTTGATCTCGGCGAGTATGTCGGCGGTGAGGGGCCACCTAGCGTTCTTACGTGTATTGCAGGGAGCACATATCGGCCGCAGATTGCGCAAAGTGTGTGCTCCTCCTTTGGCAAGTGGCTGGACGTGGTCCCACTGGTGTGCTTCGTTCTCTGTGAACGGAAACTCGCACACCCAACACCTATTCTCGTGCAGTTCCAGATGACCCTGGTAATCTTCCGCCGAGATGTTCTCTACCTCAGCCCCACGGATGAGCGCTCGTCGCTTGGACTCGTGGCGACGAATAACATCGCGGCGATACTGGAGGAACTCTGGGTCCTCAGCCAATCTCTTCTTTACCCGATCCGCCCGGGCGTCGCGGTGCTTAACATGGCTGGCTCGCAGGCGCTGCTTCGACCACTCTGGGTTTGCCAGGTGGTAGGCACGAGTCTTAGAAATCTTCGCGGCTGGGTCTTTCGCATACGTTTCCCGCTGCCGCCGGTTGGTGCAGTCCTTGCAGGTGTGCTCCAAGCCATCTTTCTTTCGTTTGTTTCGATGGAAGTCGCTCAGTGGCTTATCAGCCTTGCAGGCGAAGCAGACCTTTCCCACGTTAACCATGCGTCAACCGTACCACTCTCTGCGGTTGTCTCGTGTTCTGGGAATGACAGAGGCGGCTCCCCCGTGGAGAAGCCGCCTCTGCGGTTGTCGCGCTTTTTGGTCAGCGGCCGGTGTACTCGAAGGTGACCTCGAGGTCCGAACCGGCGACGGTCGAACCCACCTGAGCGACCGAGACCGTCAGGACGTCACCCGCAACGAAGGAGGTGACATCGGGACGGGCGCTCAGGGGGCTGACAGTCGCGCCCGCTGCGATGGTCGGACGGTTGGCGGCGGTCGTGAACACCGTGACACCGTTCTTCAGGATGTCGACGATGAGGGGCGACCCCGTGGGGGCGGTGCCGACGCTGGCGATGACTGCGTCGAGGTCACCAGCGAAGGGAGCCACCCAACCACCCGGCTTGGCACCTACGGTCAGGGCACCGGCGACGTTGAAGTGGTCCTCATTACGAGTTTCGGGCATGTCTGCTCTTCTCTCTTGCTCTGGACGTTTGGGAGGAGGTCAGTCGGCGACGCGGCTGGCGTTCAGGCGCTCGTAGCGGCCACCGGAGCGGTCGACCTGCTCGTAGACCTGGGCAGCGAAGTCGTTGTGGACGCCGTGGGCGAACTCACCGAGGAAGGTCGGAGCCTCGACCCACGCGGCCGAGCCGACGTGAGCGCGCTCGGACATGGTCTCCTGTGGCGACTTCTCGTAGACGTTCGCGTTGTGGTTGGGGCGTCCCGGGGCAGTCGTGTAGCCCTGCAGGGCACCCTTGAGGAACTCGTTGGGGACGTCGGTGTCGGTACCGATGCCCTCCTCGAAGCGCAGCGGACCACGGTTGCTGGGGATGGACGGCGCAATCTTCGCCTCGTAGGTCGTAGAGATGCGCTCCGGGAAACCCGGGTTAGGAGCAAGATCGGCCATGATGAGCCCTTTCAGAAATGGATCGCGATTCCTCAACAATCGTATTGTGGATGCGAGTTGACTTGTTAAGAAGGCGGCGTGATCGGAGTCAGGTTGAACACCGAGATGTCGGCACCGGTCCCGTAGGGGATGAGGCAGTCGATGTCCATGATCTCCTTGCCACCGATGACCACGTTCACCTTGTAGTTCCACCCCGTGGGGCTCAGGTTCGTGTTGTCCGTCGCTGGGACCGACAACTTGAACACCCCGTTGCGGATGGCTGCGAAGAACTTCAGGGCCCCGAGGTACTCCGTGGTCGTGGAGTAGAACAGTTCCTCATTGGACTGGACGATGCAATAGCCCTTGGTCAGGGTCGACGGAGGGACCAGGAAGTTACCAGTCAGGTTGACCGTCTTGACGTCCGCCGGGAGGGTGTAGTTGACGTTACCTGCCGGGTCCGTAAGGGGCTGCCTGGTCTGGGCGTTCCATCCGGGGTAGTTCCATGCGTCTACCACACTTCTCGCCTCCTAAGCCTGTATCAATGGTATCTGAGATTCCGATTGTCACGAGAACGGTGAGTTGCTGACCTCGACCTCAGTCATGATGGAGTCCTTGGTCAGCACACAGGCCAGGGCCAGAGAGTCCGGGTAGTCGTCGTGCGCTCCCGCCTCCTTGACCGCCTCGGCGATGATGTAGGGGCCCTCGAAGCGCTTCTCGAGATCCTCCATCTGCTGCCGGAACCGCTTCCAGACCTTGAGCCTGCGGCTCTTGGCGTGGGCAGGCCAGGAGATCTTGCCCCGGTCGAGCAGTTCACCCAGGTGCTTCCAGCGCTTGCTCTGCTCGGGCCGGGACGATGAGACGTCGATGATCTCGACATCCGGCATCAGGACGCGTAGGCGTGAGGCCACGAGGTCACCCATGCCTCCGGCGTCGATAGCGATGTTCATGATCGAGTAGTTTCGGCAGAACTCGACGATGCGGAAGTACTGGGTCTCCCAGTCCACACCCTGCAGGTCGAGCCAGTTGAGGATCCTGTGGTCGAAGTAGCCGTACTCGTCGGGGTGAGCCCAGTCCACCCACACCGCCGTGACGATGGTGGAGTCAATCTTCCGGGCGCAGTCGATACCGATGACCACGGGCGACCGCGTCCAGTGCTGGAGGATCTCCATGGACTTGTCGCCCAGTTCGTCCAGCCTCTCAGAGGTGGTGAACATGCCTCGGTCGAGCATCCACATGAGCCGGTAGGACAGTTTGAACTCGTCACTGTCCTCCCCCACCCGCAGCATCTCGCCCCGGACGAACTTGCCGTACTCCTCGGACTCCCGCGCGACAGCCTTCCAGTCGGCCTGGAAGTGGTCGTTGCGTCGGCCGCGCTGCTGTGAGGCGCGCTTGTTGAACTGGATCGTCTTGTAGAAGACGCCCTTCTCGTACGAGGGGGTCCCAGTCATGATCGTCGTACCGTTGGTGGACGCGAGCATGGGTCGGATGGACTTGTTGACCATCTTCTCGTCCAGGCCCTGGGACTCATCCATGAGGACCACGTGGTAGGTCCGACCTTCGATGGTGGCCCGGGGGTGTGCGGTCTGCTTGCGCGCCATGGATCCGCTGTTCTTCAGGATGATGACCTTGGCCTTGGAGTCCACATCCTCGTTGATCTCCGGGTCGGCGAGGAAGGCCTTGGCCGAGTCGGAGGTAAGTCGCTGCGTCAGACGGCCGAAGAGGTTGTCCGCCTGCTCGTCGACCGGGGCGAAGCAGCCGACCCACATGCCCTC